TACATCATCGTAAATTGAAAATAGTAATTTTTTATCTGCCATGTTCTATGCTCCTTGACATTTTTGTGTTTAAAATAAGACGAAATGTGTCCTTTAATTTTAAGTTATTGTTTTTAATATATAATATAAAAGTTACATAATATATATTATGAGTTTATGTTTTTTTTATGGTCTGTCAAGCATCTATTTCTCTTAGTGTTTCTTTTAATTTTAATAATTTTACATTTTCTATATCTTTAAGTCTTTTATATTTAGGGTCTTTAGGATTTTGATCAACAAAATCTAAATTATCTTTTCTAAGTTTTTTTATTTTTTCGAATTTATCAGGAAATTCGTTTTCATATAATTGGTCAAAGTATCTAGGTGGTTTCATTTTAATACCATTACCGTTAACGATAAAATCGTTTGGATACCAATTGTGTTTATATTTTTGATAGGCGTCATAGCCTATTCCATTCGCTCTGCTCATTGTGCAATAAACTTCGTTTATTTCTGACACTTCTCCTGTCTCTGGATTAATATGTATATTTGTGACATCTCCTTTTATTTTTTTTGTTACATACCTCGCAGTATAACTCGCAGTGTCGAAATTTAATTCGCCAACTGTAGTATGCCCCCTGCCCCATCGGGAGGTAAGATAAGAGCTTTCGTATAATGGATACTTATCAGATCCATACTTTTTAACTTTGTTGGTAGGGGACTGTATTCTAAAGTCGTGTCCAAATATTAGTGCGTGATAATGTGGTCGATAGGTTTTTTCACCGTATTCACCACAGTGAAAAAACCTGATTGGTTTCTTTAAATCTTTTCTTAATTTTTTCATAAAAAGCTGAAAATCTTTAACATCAACCGAAAAAGGGTTTTGTCGTTTGTGTAATTCTTCGTTATTAAACGTTAGAGTTATAAAACAATTTTCTTTGTGTGAAAGAGCTTCGAGTTGGCATCTTAATGCCCAACTTCTCGCATAATTAAATCTGCAACCTATACATTTACTACAAGGTAAATTGAAAGGTTTATTTATTAAGTGGTTAGGAGGAGGGTTAAAAACCATTTTACCCTCAAAGCGCCATGCCACTAAGGGGTTATAACATGGCATTTATATTCTATAGCCTCCACGCATTGGCTTAATATGATTTTTTTTGTGTACTCGGCTAGCTGTTCTTTTAAAGACTTTTCTTGAGTGTCTTCTCCTCATTCTTTTCCTATACGCCATATAGCATCTCCATTGTTAGTGTCAGTTAGCACGTATTACATCAAGTAGTAATACGTGAGCTAATCCTGAGCTTCCGACTTTTGTGGGTCTACAGCTTCAGGATTAGCAGGGATATCCGCAGGCATAGCTACGGATTGTTGAGGGTTTGCTAAACCCATATCTCTGAGTTCTTGCAAGTTATCTGGATTACTTGCAAATTTGAAAAATTGTCCTGCATCATTTTGAAATTTTTCTCTGATTTCAGATGGTATATTTAAAAATTCTTGTTGAGCTTCTTTGATTTGATATAAAGCATCTGAGAAATCTGTTATATTAGAGAAATCGCCATATATGGCGTTACCTCTATGTATGTGTTCAATAACTCCGTTTCTATCATGAGAACGGAGTATATTGTTTATTTCGCTTTCTTCTGCGAAATGTTGTTGGGTCATTGAATCTCCTGTAGTTTCAAACCAGCACCTTGATGGTGGATTTGTATAGGGAGTTTTAAATACAATTACTGATGATTTTTTTGTCATTTTGTTACCTGATTTGGATGAATTCTGATTCTAAGTTGATCGCTATTGTTACTATTCTTGTTGCCAAAAGATTGAATAGCTCGCATAATTTTGCGTTTCATATCTTTGGCAGTTTGTGAATTCATAATTTCTGTAAATAATTCACCTCTAAAAAATTGACCTAAAGGATTTTCTGGTTTTAAAAATTCACTACCTAATTGATTAAATGGGGTGTGTTTAAATGCCATCGGTGATAAACCTCTTTGGGACATCATTTGTAAATCCATATTTTGCATTTTAACTTCGTTGTTTAATTTTTTAGCAGTAGCTATTTGTTGTTGTACTTGCGCATTTTGTAATTGTTTTAAATTATATGTAGACATAGCTTTGGCGGTAACACCTCCAAAGTCTGGGGTTTGAGCCATAGCTCCAGCTGGAGTAGATGCGCCTCCTAGTTTACTGGCTAATATTGGGTTTAATCCAGCTTTACGCATATCTGCCATAGCACGCTGATAAGCAGTATTTGACATTCTTTCTTGGAATGCCATTTGGGTGCTGGCTCTTGATTTAGCTTGGCGACCTTGTATGATAGTGCCGACAATTGGAGCTAAAGCTGAAGCAAAATCCATTAGAAATGGCTCAATAGGGCAGGGACTGAATAAGTAGGCATTGGTCTAGCTGTTTTAAATTTAAAAAACATATCCAATAATAAATCTGGTTCAGTATTAACTGCTGTAACTCGATCAACAGGAGGATTTTCTTCTATAAAAGAAGCATTAAGACTTGGAGCAGAATTAAAGTCTTGAGCTAAATGCCAACTATCTAAAGTACCAGTAGCATTAGATCTAAATTTACCTGTGATTTGAGATGGTTTATATCTATATTCTGCATATCTTTCTTGATAACCGAAAACGGTATCATCTGCAGTAGTTCCTTGTGTATAAATTTCTTTATTTAAAATTGATTGTTCGCCTAAATGGGCGAGGGCAGGCCAGTAATAATCATACCTAGTTCTTTTACTAAAAAACCTACTCATACCTTGTTGATAGGTTAGATCTGCAAATACGCAAACTAATCCTATAACAGCACAGTGTTCTGTAAATGATTTTGAGAAAGAGTGATTATCGAATCCAGTTGTACCAAAACCTGACATATTTCCTTGAGGTGTAGTAGAATCTGTGGAAGAAGTTTGTGCAATTGGTTGTACATTTATATAACTTTTGCCACCTCCAAGATACTCTGGTCTATCCAAACGCATGTCAGGAGATGAAACATTAAAGTGTCCTTGTATAATTTCTTTGTATCTAGTACCGCCTCTAGCGTCTCTTTCTAATAAACCTTGAACTTGGAAAGCCTCACGTAATTGATTAATTGTTGCACTTGTTGCAGTAGATAAATCTGCATAAACATTAGGGTAACCACCTGTCGCAGCAGTTCCTTGTACCCAAAAAGATTTACCTACACTGTTAGGATCGATTTCTACGCCGTGTGTATATGCGACTGATGTTCCATCGGTAGCAATAAGACCAGCTGGTGAATCAGGGAAAGTTCCATCTTCTTTTGCTAATCCCATTATAGGTGCGGTTGTTCCAAGAGGTAAGGAAACTGCAGTTCCTTTTTGAGGCCAGGGTAAAGCACTGGTAAAATAATCGTGTCTTTTACCTCTTTTTTGAAGCGTATAATTACTTTGTGTATCTGGACCGTCTCCAAGATCGACAGTTAAACTATTTTGTAAATTTTCGTCTCTAAACCATTCATTCCAAATAAGGTTATAACTTCTACCTGCAAAATTATTGAAACTAATATTTGCAATACTTGTTGGAAGTCCAAAGTAATCAAATAGAGTACTTTCTGCTACTGTAACATTTTGTATTTGTGGGGTTTGATAATCAGTACTATCATTGGGATTAACTTGCTCACCGCAAAATTTTTCCCAGTTATCCCATATAATTCTAAAGGGTACTGCAAAGAAGAAAGTTTGAATATATAAATTATCCATAAAAGGATTAATAGGAGTTGCTAAACGTCCAAAACCGTTTGCTGTAAGTTGAAATGTATCTCCAGGTAAAGCCTCATCGTAAAATATCGGGTATAAATACCCAGCATCGATAGTAGTTTTTAAACCATGATCTCTATTAAATACAGATCTTTGAATTTCAGCTCTAGGGGATCGGCTAAAATCTTTTGATAATGTAGTTGGTTGATGTCCACTTGCTCCGAAGATACTCATATTTTATTCCTTTGTTGGTTGTATTTCTTTTAAATCAACAACATGTTCTAATGTATCTTGAAAAATAAGACCTGTTTCCTCTGTAAATTCACCAATATTCATTAATGTAAAGTTATCTGGAAATTTAGAATAAGGACTTTGAGGATTAGATTGCATAAGATCTTGAATTCTTCTCATTGCTGATCCTTTGTTAATATCTACAAAAGGTGGCTCATACATTTTTGTTACATCATCGTAAATTGAAAATAGTAATTTTTTATCTGCCATGTTCTATGCTCCTTGACATTTTTGTGTTTAAAATAAGACGAAATGTGTCCTTTAATTTTAAGTTATTGTTTTTAATATATAATAT